TTTTCATGAAGCCACAATGTTCACACTCATATTCTGCTGTGAAATCTCTTCGGTATTGACTGATAATTTTTTTAATTCGCATTCGTTTCTCCTTAGAAATAAAATTCAATGACACGCACGTCATGCTGTTGACGGCTGCCTGTTACTCGCCATAAAAGCTGGCGATAATCGTCATAATCTCCGTCAGACGGACTGACAGGATCTAAAATTACAATAGTCTTAAATTTATGTTGTAGACCATCCACACCCACACCTAACACTTGACTAGTAGCCACAACGTTGGTCTGTTCTAGGGAGTCTTTCTTGTCCCCCGTCCAAATGCCAATTTCTGGGTGACGTTCCCGGATAACCTCCACAATCTGTTTAGACTTGCTAACTATCAACATTTCTGTCTTGCTAGCTAACAGGAGATCCAACTGGAGCAGCATAGGCGTGTCTTGATTGACCTCTTTAAGCTTTGGGAAATCCACTTCAAAGCCTGTCTGTGTGAGGTACCTTTCAAAAGTCTTTCGGCCAAATGTCTGTTTGGCCATGGCGTACTTGCCATCTTTTCCGACAATGTTCAGCTTTCTAAACTGTTCCAGTTCGGTCGGATTAGCAATCAAACACCAAACTGGCTCAAACGTAACCTCAAATCCGTTGTTTTCTTCGGCTTCTTCAATAGCTTCAATTTCTTCCCAACGAAAGAAATTAGGTAAGTTAGATACATAACGTTCATAATCTCGGAAATCTTCCCACTTTTCTTTTGAGTAGGAAAAACGATCATAAACCATTTTACCGTGTGCTTTTTGCCAATCGAATTTATTGTTAGGTGTCGCCCAACCAAATATCGTTTTTTCTAATGGATAAAAATTTTGTCCTTTTTTTCGGATAGGTGTAGCAGATAGACCGATAGTATAAGAACGCTTGATTTTTTTATACATCTTGCAGTTAGCTTCGCTTGACATGTTTTGCCATTCATCAACAATCAAGATGTCGCATTCTAACTGTTCACCTTTTTTGACACGATTTTGTAGTGTCCGATCGGTCACAATGTCAAATTTAATATCTTTCAGTCCTATCTTTTCGATAGCTTCTATCCATCCATTCAGGATTGCCAGTCGGTTATTAGTGATAATCACTTTTTCGGCTTTCTTGTGTTTGGCAATCGCTAAAGCACAAATAGTTTTGCCTCTACCTCCCAATGCTTCAAGGAAAATTCCATTTGTGATTTTATCACTTCGTCTAACAGCTTCAGCTTGCCATTTCCTTAGTTGCAATTCTGCCAATATCCTGAATCACCTCCTCAATGTCGTTTCTCATAGCATAGAATAATCCTAGCCTTGCTGCAGCCCTTACGTCGTTGTGATGACTTTTTTCAAACCTCCATAAATTTAAAGCTTTTAATAATTCGTTGGGAATGTCTGATTGATAACCTGCATTTCGTTGCAGGATTAAGTTCGGATAACACAACTCAATAGCTGCTATAGTTTCTAAGACTGAATTATCTCTTGAATAATCATTGTCTCTAGCTTCGTACTTCTCGACTACCACTACATCATATTCAAGCGTACTGCCTATGTTTTTAAACCATTCCAGGAAATTCTTAGCGCCAAACGGAACCACCCAATAATCCACCAACTGCGCATTATCCAACAAGACCACTCCTGTTGTACTAGTCTCAATCCGATTACTAGCCGGGTCAATCGCTAGAATTCTCATACCGTGCCTACTTTCTGAGACAACACGCCGTCAAACGAAGCGGTATCAAACCAAGCTTGCTTGTTCAGTATTGCGAATTCAAACAATTCCTTGATTTCTTTTAGCTGCTTCGTAAAAGATTTAATATCTTCTGCGTTGCTAAAAAATGCACTCTTGCCCTTATATGCAGCCGCAAATGCCGTTTGATATTCTGGTTTGAAAATTTTCTTTTTAGCTCCATTATCCAATTGAACATCATCCGTTTTTATAAAGCGGACTTGCACATCAAACGGAAAATCTTCTGTCGCAATCACATCAATATGTTGTTTGCCAATAATAACCGATAAATTCTCTGTAATTCTTGTTTTGTTTACTAATCCCATTATCTAATCCTCAAACTTCTATTTTCTTGCAAGATTGCACCCTTGATTTTCTTGCCTTCGTTTAGTAACTCATACAAGCCTTTTTTGTCGGGTGATACAGTAACTTTTTTGACAAGGTATTTTTTAGGGAGTTTTTCTTCGTCCACAATAACGCTCGCTTTTGAGTTTTGGACTGCAATCGAAAACAACTTTGTTTTGATACGTTCATTTCCTGTCACTTCCATAGCCGTTTGTAAGTTGGTTTTTAAGGTATCAATTTTGTTTTTTAATGCGCTTTTGCGGTCTTGTAGACGCTTGATTTCTTCGTCTAATCCAGGTAAGTCAGCTTCTAGGTTCTTGATAATCTTAGCGTAGCCTTCTGCCTTATTGACAAAGTCGTCTTCCCAATCCATACTTGCCAGTGTATCTTGTTTTGTTTCATCGTCAATATCCATTTCATAAATAGCTAGATATTGACCGGTTAATTCGTACAATGTACTCATTGTTTTTCTACCTCTCTGATTTTGTTTGTTAGTTTTGTGAGTCCAATTCCTGTTTTAGTCAATTCAGCATCGGACGAAAACAAGTGATTTTGGTTCATTCTGGCCACCTCGTTTCGGGATAAGCAAGCCAGATTTGAAATGTCATAATTTGTTTTGTCGCCATCCAAGAAGACTACGGAATACCCTTTAGGAATCGGCCCATGGTGGTCAGCCCAAGTCTTCCTGTGGAGCAATTCCCAAACATTTGGTTCAGCAACCTTGATTTTTGGGTAGCCGTCGGTTGTATATCTGATTGTTCCAACAGATGTCCAATTTTTCGGAGAATGTCCTTTCTGAAATTGGCCGCTATTTCGGATACCAGGTAATTTCTTGCCTTTATTATACGGAACGTGCCCTTTTGGAAAGTGTCCTGTTAATCCTGAATGCAACCCATGGTTTTGTCTGTATGTTTTAATTTGCTTAGCAACCAATGACAAGCCAAACTTAGCATTCATTAGCCTAACAACTTCCTTAGCTGTCTTCCCTTTTTGAATAGCAACAAGATAGTTATGCTGTTCAGTTGTGAGTAATTTAGCCATTAAGCAACTCCAAATTTACAGTTCGCTTTCCGTTATATTCAGCGGCAGTTTTTTGAGCATCTAGGACTAGACGCGCGTTATCTATAATTTTACCCGCCACAGTTGAAATAGCTTTGCTACGCTCGATTTCTTTTTCAAGTTCTTCGTTACTTAAATCTTCCTCACCTAATCGCTCTAAGGTCATGAATAAATGGTCATTTAGGTCTGAAAGTTTATTCTTAGTCATTTTTCTACCTCAATTTTTCACTCACTTGATTACGCAAAATCAATTCCTGCTCAAACAGTTTGCGACGATATTTTGCACTGCGATAATAACGATTTTTTTCTTTCAAGCGGTTGATAACCGCTGCATTGATTGTTGTGCTCATTACCAAAATACCAATGCTGATTAAAAGAGCTATTCCTAATATCATCTCAATTTTCATTTTCTATCCTCCTGGAAAATCCTTTTTTCCTGTAATTTTTTCGTGCTGGTACTCATAATACATTTGATTAAACTTGTTGATCATGATATCTTGACGTTGATTCGTGCTTGACTGCACTCTAATACTGTCAAGATTGTTCTGGATTTGTTCTTGCATTTCCTTGATTTGCTGGTTCTGTTTATCAACAACCTGCACTCCTGCAGCAACTAGCAAAATGATTACTACAGTCTGAAAAAAAGCTAGTTCTTTAAGATTTTTAAGACTCATCTTTTCATCCTTTCTTGAAAGTCACAATCTTGTCACCGTCAATCCGTTTCCCACCTTTTGATACGACTGAAAACGATACTCCTTTAGCTAATTTTTTCAGCTCAGCCAGTTCATTTCGCACTACACTGATTGATTTTTTAGCCAGCGCGTTCTTGTAGCAATTACCTAGCTTCCAATTATCGCGCTCCCAGTTCATTATCAAGCGCATTTGTTCGTAATTTTGCATGTTATTCCCTCCGTAGATTGTGTTTGTAAAAGCCTCTGATAATGTTGTAGTAGGCATGACCCGCTGGGATAACATAGCCTGTTAGGTCATCAACTTGAGAACCATCTGCCATAATGTTTACTATGCGTGGCTCCCATTTCTTTTTTTCTTTAACCATGATATAATTACCTCGTAAGTATTTTTACTTAGTTCCTCAATGGAGTCGCCACTCCTGAGGGGCTTTTTATTTTTCTTCCATGTCACTCCTTTATCAAAAATAAAGTTCCCGTTTCGGTGACTTTCTCGGCAAAAAAATATCGCTAATAGATTTATTAAAAAACTTACTTAACAAAAACATTTCATCTTGAGTGAACTCTTGTTGTCCTCTCTCTTTCTTGCCATACTGGTTCGCGGATAGACCTAATTTTCGAGCAAGTTCTTCTTGAGTTAGATTAGCACCTTTTCTCAATTCATACAGTTTTATCTGCACACTCTTCACCCCCTTATCTAAATTCATCCAAGCTGACATCCAATGCGTCAGCGATTTTTTGCATGTTATCAAAGTAAATGCGTTTTGTACGCCCAATCTTTAGATTGATTAGTACGCTCTGGTCAATGCCAGCCTTTTTACTAACGGCATACATCGTCATTCCTTTACGATCCATGACAACTTTTATTTTTTTCCACATATCGTCCTCCTACTATATATTGTGTTTTAATTTTTATTATTCAAAATAATATACTATATATTGACAATTTACTATATTTATTTTATAATATATCTAAGATTAACGACTAAGCCAACTTTAACTACCAATTTAACTCTTTCGTTAATCAAATAATTAAGAAAGTAAATGACGATGACTGAAGATAACTCAAAAAATGACTTACTTAATCCTTTACCTATTTCAAAAGATACTGGAGACGCCTTATTCAAACCTGCTGCAACTTCTATCGGAGAAGCTTCTAAAACTTTATTAGATGGTGTTTTCCATCTAGCCTTTGATCCTATTAGAAAATTCAATATACAGAGAGAATCCGATTTAGAGCGTTTCAGGCTAGAAATTCAAGCTTCTGCCCAAGCAATCCCAAATGAATTTTATGATAATTCAAAAATCGGTTTAGTATTAAAAAGTATTGAAGATTCAAAGTATCAACTCAACAATGATGAAATAAGGGCGATGTTTACAAGACTAATCATTACTGCCATGGACTCACGGTCAAACTCTAATATCAGTCCTAAGTACAGCTCTATTGTCTCAGAAATGACTCCAGAAGAAGCACGGTTATTGAAGGAGATTTACTCAAACACAGCTTCCTTAGTCCCTTTTGCCAGCTTGAAAATGGAAAATAAAGATGGCTCTTCAAGGGATTTAGATCAATATTTTTTACTGTTTGATAACTATTCAGATAACAATAAAATGTTGGAATTATCATTACTTGAAAGCTCTAATTTAATAAATTTCCATAAAGATACAAAACTGGTGCACCCACACTTTGCCAATATAATTACCTCTTTCAGAAATAGCTTTCCAGAAAATTTGAACACATTATTCCCGAACTTTTCAGACGACGAAGAGGTTATTTTCGAGCATTCCTACTATTCTTTGACTACACTTGGAAAATCCTTTTGCAAAATAGTTTTTAGTTGAAGATAATAAAGAATCCGATTCTCCATTTTATCTAACTCTTTAGCCAAATAGTAACTATAAATTCTCAAGATAATGAAAGTTATTAGTATGTTCATAATTATTATCAGAACAAAAAACATCTTTCCCTTCCTCCTTAAAAAATAAAATTCCAAATCACAATCGCAAGTATCACACCTATTGCGACCAGTCCGCCGATTGCCCAGAGTTGCTCTTTTTTCATTGCTTTTCACCTCACATTATGCTAGAATGACATTGTAAGAGTTGGGGCTTGCGCCCCGCTCCTACTTGAATATGATTTGTAATAGTACAGCGATGAGCGCAATTACCGCTGCTATTACTGTGGCTCTTGGCTGTGTCAGCCAAGGGTCTTTTTGTTTCCGCCGGCGTCGTAGCATAACATGTTTTCCTTTCGTTTTATTTGGTCATTTCCTTGACCTTGATTATATTATATCACCATTTTGGTGACTAGTCAACACTTTTTTTGTTTTTTTGTAAAAAAAGTTTCCTTTTCGGTGATTTTGTGTTAAAATAAATTAAGATAAAAAATAGAAAGGAGCACAAAGTATGGAATTAAATATTTATATAGGACAAAAAATAAAAGAGTTTAGAAAAAACACGAGAATGACCCAATCTGATTTAGCAGAAAAATTGAATACTACTAAACAGACTATTAGTAGATATGAAAAAGGAGATAGGAAAGCTGGTCAAGACATTTTATTTAGACTCTGTGAAATTTTTGATGTAAGCATCGATGATTTTTTTCCGACTACACAAATCCCTACTATATCTCCACCAGTCTCAGACACTGCCAGAGCTATTTCTGAGACCGTAGAGAAGCTGGAAGAACCACGCAAGGTAATTGTGCTAGACACAGCTAAAACGCAGCTAGACGAACAAAAACAAGAAAAAAATAAAAAACGAAGTGACATTGCTCAACTTCCTAAAATGTATTCATACGACTACTATGACCAACCGGCATCTGCAGGAACTGGGCAATATCTAAATGACGTGAAAGTTGAACAAGTTCAGCTCCCTATTGATGTTAAAGCGGATTTTGTAATCCCTATCTATGGCGACTCTATGGAACCTGAATATCATTCAGGAGATTATGTTTTCATCAGACTATCCGTAGACTTGTCAGATGGTGATATTGGAGTATTTGAATACTACGGAGACGCCTATATCAAGCAATTGGTTATCAACGAGGACGGAGCGTTTTTACATAGTTTCAATAGCGATTATGATGACATACCAATAGATGCCGACAGCGACTTTCGGATTATCGGTGAAGTGGTTAATTTTTATAGGGAAAATTAGAAAGGGAAAATAAAAATGGGAGTTAAAGGGTTTATAAAATCAAAAAATATCGGAGAGTATCTTCAGTCCAAAAATAATCCCAAATTGGCAGCTGAAATTGAAGAGCGCTCCGTAAAAACAGTTTTGGATAATGTTGTAAATAATGAACAAGAAAGAAAAGGAAATAATATGGGATTCTTTGACAATATGAAGCAGGAAAGTTCATTCTCGAACGCTTCTGGAATAAAAGGATTGAATTACGTAGTTCTTCAAGTAACATTAAAAGAAAAGTTCTTTGGTACAGGTTCAGGGAATCTAACCGAATTGGAAGATGTCATTAACAAGCAAGTGGCTAAAGGCTATCGTCTTCATACCATTTCAACTGCTAACGGTGGTAGCAAAGGATTAGGTGGCGGCGATCGCATTCAAGCTACTATGGTGTTTGAAAAGATTATTTAATAAACAAAAAAACCTACACTCTCAAAGTTTGGCGACTCAGAGTGTAGGGCAAGAATGCAAGAAAATATTTTCATGGAGTTATTCTCGCATGAAGTCTTTTCTTGTACCTATTTTACCAGAAAAGAGGTACAAAAACAATGATTACAACAAATAAGGTGGCAATATACGTTAGAGTGTCGACAACAAACCAAGTTGAGGAAGGATATTCAATCGATGAGCAAAAAGACAAACTCTCTAGTTATTGCAAAATTAAAGACTGGAGCGTCTACAATATCTATACAGACGGTGGCTTTACCGGCTCAAACACTCACCGACCTGCACTGGAACAGCTTATCAAAGACGCTAAAAAACAGCTCTTTGACACCGTGTTAGTTTATAAGCTAGATAGGCTAAGCCGTAGTCAAAAAGATACCTTGTACTTGATTGAGGACATCTTTTTAGAAAATAAAATAGACTTTGTCAGCCTACTAGAGAACTTTGATACTTCTACACCATTTGGAAAGGCAATGATTGGTATTTTGAGCGTGTTTGCTCAATTAGAAAGAGAACAAATTAAAGAACGCTTAATGCTTGGAAAAATCGGTCGTGCTAAGTCTGGTAAGTCCATGATGTGGGCTAGAACCTCCTACGGATATGATTATCATAAAAAGACAGGGACGATGACTATCAATGAGTTTGAGGCAATCGTTATAAGATACATCTTTAACTCATATCTTGAAGGGATGTCAATCACAAAATTAAGAGACAGAATCAATGAAAAATATCCTAAAGAACCTGCTTGGCACTATAGAATTATTAGAGGTATACTAGCAAATCCTGTCTACTGTGGCTACAATCAGTACAAAGGGCGAATCTACCCTGGCAACCACGAGCCTATTATCACCGAGGAAATTTATAACAAAACCCAGGAAGAGCTCAAAATAAGGCAGATAGCTGCTGCTGAGTTCTCGAACAACCCTAGACCTTTTCGAGCCAAATATATGTTGTCAGGTATAGCTCAATGTGGCTACTGTGGAGCACCACTACAAATTACACTAGGAACT